TCAGTGGTTGGCTCAGCACCATGACCAGTAACCGGAGGAATGACAACCTCTACGGTGCCGCCTGTACCTGTGCCTGCTCCGATACCGTTGACTTCATCGATGATGACTTTTCCGAAGGTGTATCCCGATCCGCCTGAGGTAACAGTAGCATTAACGATGCGCCCACCATCAACAACAAGCGAAACACGCCCGCCAACGCCATCACCTTTAATGGGGACATTTTCATAAGTGCCATTGTTGTAACCTGCACCAGAAGAAGAAATAATAACAGTGTCAATCTCACCACCGATTGCATCGGACACCACAGCGGTGTCACTCAGCACAGGCATGTACTCATTGGAGAAGAATTTCAAAACGAGACCCACAGGGATCGTATACATATACTTCCAACGATAACCGTCAGCAGTGGTAATGATAGAAGTTGAAGTACCCGTAGGCTCAACAGTAGAAGGCTTACCGTTAGGATCACTAGGGGATGTCCCGTTATAGATGCACTTATAGACCTGATACGATGAGTTAACAACGTAAAAGTCTGCGTCATAAAGTTTGGTAGCACCAGAAGACGCGGTTTTAGTTGCACTATAGTCATGACGATACATGTCATAAACATAACCCAAGCCACCAGTGGTTTGCTCAGGAGGAATCCAGTCAATACGTCTAATAACTTGAATGGTGTCATTTGCCAACACTCGCTTCATTGATATCATGTCGGCAAAGTCATCCGAGAATTCCTGGAAGGAATCAACGGGGTCAGGCGCTGCATTTTCATTGTCCCAAGGTTGTGGACGACCGATGAAAACATACAGTCGATCACGATCACTACCAGCATCAACATCAGACTGTGCAGGGTCGGGACCCTGCAGAGACTTGATAAGTCGGTTGGCAGTGAAAATTCTAAATTGGTCGGTAAGTAGCGCCATTTTAAGCCAATTCTTTTATAGATTTATTTATGAGGGTTATTACTCCCCTTCGTTGCGGATGAAGTTATCGTATGCAACAGAAATGATGGTTGCCTCACCTCCACTTGTCTGCCCTTGGAGTGTTTCTCCAACAGTAAACAGGAAGTTAGGATCATTGCTAGCGAGGTCATTTACAGTTAATGTATACTGACCTTCTTTAGGACCAGTGACTCTAGCAACAGTATTTGCAGACAATCCAGAAGTTTGTCCAACTACACTTTCTTCTCCACCTGCACCAGGGACATTGAAGAAGGTTGCATTGTTATAGGTAATTACAATTTGTGCCGTTGCAATGTGCTCATCACCATCTCCAAGAGCACCTGCAGACTGCACGGTAGCAACCAGTTGGTTGAGACTACCATCATAAATTTGATCACCTACCTGGAAGAGAGTTGTGTTTTGACCACCAAGTGTCTCTTCAATACCATATTTAGACGATGCAATACCACCATCCAAATTTACTTGGTTTTCAAATTCAGTCCCTGTGTTGATGAGATCAGGAATACCATCGCCATTTTGGATGTCGCCATTTTCATCTAGAAATTCTTCATCATCATCTTCAAACTTTCTATTTTGGATGACGCTAAACGGCACAGTAAATGCAACAATGTCATCACCATCGGATTCGACTAAAGTATGAGGTGCTACACCAGTGCCAGATGATCCAGATGTACCTGCAAAGAATGCAATAATTTGAGACTTCTCACCAGACTTACCACCATCGATGAATGCCAATTCATCAACTTCAAATGTTAAGTACAGTGCTCTTTCAACAGGATCCCAATCATATACAATAGCAACTCGGTTGGTAGCATTTTCTACAACTCTTCTTACTTTATCAGTAACGGAGAATTGATAGTTTGTAATACCTGTGTTGGGGTCATTCTGTAGAGTATCAAGAATAATTTTTTGGTCAAAACGGAAGTTGATACCTCTGTCACATCCTGTGAAGGAATTTGCAGTTTTGCCTGTATATCTAACAACTTCTCTACCAATCAGAATCTTTCCAGATCCAGGGTAGGGATTAGTTTGCTCAACATAAATGGTCTCATCTCCAGTGCCGACATTGGCAAGCAGACCACTAAGGTTGTAAATTACCGAGTTTAGAGATTGACGATTTCTAGCAGTCCTAATCAGGTTTGTGTCTCTAGTAAAGATAACCTGAGGATCATTTGTATATCCACTACCAGGAGTGAGAAGATCAATCGAAGTGATAGATCCTAGATTGATGAATGCTTCTGCAGTTGCACCATTACCGCCACCACCAATGATTTGAATTAGAGGAGGAGTTTCAAAGAATTCACCTGAGTTAGTAAGCGTAACACCAGTAACTTGACCAAAAGGATTTACACTAGCAACACCAGTTGCTCCATCACCTCCACCACCACTGATAATGATGTTGACATCTTCTTCACTGTAGTTTTTACCAAACTGCTCAATTGCAAGACCAGTTACAAGACCTGTGATAGGGACCAATTCAGATCCAGATCCACCACCACCTTTAATTTCCGCACTTGCATCAAAGTAATCATCACCAAACTTTGTCATCTGGAGAAAATCAATAGCACCAGTGCCATCGTTTCTCAGAAAGATCTTAGCGTCTGCTGGTGCAGATTCTCCGCCGTCTGTAATTTCTAGTCTAAGAGGATCGTAACCCTCGCCAGGATCAAGTACTTCTACTGCTGTAATTTCACCAAGGTCACCTTCAATAACAGCTCTAAGGACTGCCTCTCTAATAGGAGTGCCACAATTATCGACACGAAGTCTAGGAGGATCGTTGGGGTCATACCCAGATCCAGGATTTGTGACATATACTTCCCTTACACCAAAGATACTATTAAATAGGGGGAAGATCTGAGCACCACTACCAGGGACTGTTCTTACCATTAGACAACTACGAGATTACCAACCATGCCAGAGTGAATTGTGCATTGATACACATATGTTGTGCCTGCTGCAAGAGTCATAGGCACGGTCCAGTATTGGACACCTTCTTGAGATCCACTTACACCAGCAGTTACAGCAGCACCGCCATTCGACTGTCTCAGAGCAAATGGGTGACCAGATCCAGTGGTGTTGTTAAATCTATAAGTGAATCCACGATAGACATAGATTGTTGGATTACCACTACCACTCCAACCATTATTGTTGAAGCTATAACCAGTGCCTGTGCTTCCAGAGATCTCAAAACCAACAGCGGGAGTTGCTACTGCTTCCAACTCTCCACTTGTGTTGGTAATGAAATTCTGATTCTCCGAAAGAGATTGACCAGAAGCAAGATACAACTCAGCAACAATAGAAACTGTGGTGCCAGAAGTTGATGTAGAAATGCCATTACCACCAGCAACGGTCAAGACATCTGTAGCAGTTTCTGCAATGATAGCACTACCAGTATCAGCACCAACTGATGCAAAGACAGCTTGATCTACATTGGGAGAATCGTTGGTGATTGTTAGATCAGCACCAGAAATAGCAGTGGAGATCCCAGCACCGCCAACAATATTGATAGTAGAAGCAGTACTGCTAGCCGTCGAGGATCCCGAATCAGATCCGATAGTAGCAAAGAGATTTTGGTCAGGATCACCTAATGCCCCCGTCATGTTGATGGTTACGATATCGCCAGAGATAGAAGTAGCGATATTTGTGCCGCCAGCGATAGTCAAAACATCAGTTGCAGCAGATGCTGTAGTTTGACCACTGTCAGCATTGATAGTTTCAAACAGGTTTTGAGTGGTGCCACCACCACCTCCGCCACCTTCATTCAAGTCATTAGCAGGCTCCCATGCAGAATTGGTAGCATTCCACTTAAGTACTTGACCTTCGGAAGGACCGCCACCAACTGTCATATCAACATCGGTCAATTCACCGATAGAAGATCCAGTATCAATAAGTTGTGTCCATGCACCACTATGTGCAAAGTATCCATGATTTTCATTATGCACATGTGCAAACATTCCATGATGTGTGGAAGCATCAGGGAGATCTCCCAAAGCATCAAAGAAGTTGGAATATTTTAGTTTGCCATCATCACCATCAATATATGTGAGAGCACTACCAGTGCCACCACCCCAAAACTTAATATCACCACTACCATTTGGTT